CGCACGAGGGCTGTCCTAGACATGATGAAAGGATGGGAAATAATGAAAGCCGTAACCGAAGGAACAGATTACCTCCGAACAAACAGCGAAACATTCTTACCACTAGAACCAAGAGAAGATTACGATGCCTACTTAGCTAGAGTAAATCGTGCTGTATTTTCCCCATTCACCCAACGATTAATCCGAGCAGCAACAGGTCTTGTATTAAGAAAACCAATATCATTGATAGGTGATCCTTATTGGACAGATATGTTCAAAATGGATGTAGATGGTAGGAAGTCAGATTTAGACGAATATGCAAGAAGATTACTTATGTGTTCTCTTACATACGGCCAAAGCCACATTCTCGTAGACTATCCTGCACCATCAGGAGCAGTAAGCCTAGCCGAAGAACGTCAACAAAATCGCAGACCATATTGGATTGAAATAGACCCAAACAATCTTTACGGCTGGAGACTAGATAGAGAATCTAATTACGGAAATTTGATACAGGTGAGAATAGGAGAAAAAGCTGTACTCCCAGATGGACAGTTCGGAGAAAAAGTATTTGACCAAGTAAGAGTAATCGAACCAGGAAATTACAGAGTATTCCGCAAAAAAGAACAAATAGAAGAAATGTATGACGTTGCAGATGGTAGTTCTGCTGGTAATTTTGAGGCTGGATCAGCAGACAAGGATTATAAGCAAGTTGAATCTGGTAGTTTTTCTCTTGGTGAAATACCTTTAGTTACTATTTATTCTGGAAAAACCGATAATTTAGTCAGCAAACCGCCTTTACAGGACATTGCATATTTAAATCTTGCACATTTCCAAAGACAAGCCGACTTAATACATAGTTTGCACGTTGCATCTCAACCAATGCTTGTAATGGAAGGTTATGACGATCAGACCAAAGACCTTGCTATCAGCGTTAATTACGCAATGGCTACCCAACCAGGCAACAAAGTTTATTATGTAGAGCCAGCTTCCAGTGCTTTTGATGCTCAATCAGCAGAAATAAAAGAACTACAAATGCAGATGGCTACCCTTGGAATCAGTACATTATCACAACAGAAATTTGTTGCAGAATCAGCAGATGCCCGTAGGCTAGATCGTGTGGATACCAATTCCATGCTCGCAATGGTATCTATGGAACTTGAGCAAAAACTTCAAAAAGCCTTTAATTTATCAGCCGATTATGTTGGAATCGAACCACCAGAAGTAAAAATCAGTAGAGACTTCGACATCGAAAGATTAATTGGTCAAGATATTACAGCCTTAACATCTCTATTCGATCAACAAGTCATTGATAGAGAGG